GTTGCACGTAAGTACCTAACTTTAATTCTCTGTGTGATATTTGCTGCGCTCATATCATTTACAGGTAAATCAAAGTTCTGGACTGTAACAGGTCTCTTCTCAGCGATAACATATGCATGCATTTTATCAGTCACATAAGCATAATTACTATATGCGGTTGAAGGTGCTGCATTTGTTGAAAACTTGATAACATTAAGCCCGTAGATAGTTCCTAAGAACCCTCGTTTAAGCATATCAGTATTACCAACCTTATTTGCTTCTACAAAAGTGTCAATATTTCTTAAATCATTCAAAACTGCCATACCTACAAATAATGTAGTTGGAGTATAATCTGAATCATCTAAATACTGCATTGCTCTAGTGATGTTCGCAATTGTAATTGCTGCACCACCTGCTACAGTATTAGTTGCACTGTTCAATGCATCCGAAATAACTAGACTTGTCTCATTTTCTGCAAATCGTTTCCCTGCTGTCTTTATGCTGTGCTGAAGTAAGTTCCATTTGCTATCCTCAAGCATTTCTGCTGTAATTCTAATTGCAACTCCATACTTGATTGGTTTCATATTGAACGAAGAGTATCCTGGTTGGTCGATTGTGCTTTCTGCTCCCTCGCCAACAACTCTAATATCCATTGTATTAGGGTCTACTGTGTCTACATCAATACTAGAACCCGGAATGTCTGCTGGTCCGAATAATAATGCTGCCTCACTTCTGGGTATAAGATTTTTATCTACTTCTTCAATCAAAGTATCATGAATCTTTCGTGGTATCAAAAGTTGACCTTCTGTACCAAGTCCTGTGCTCAACAACTCTTTAACATATTTCATTTTTTCTACCATTTTAACCGTGAATATCGACAACAACAAAATCGTCCTCGCTTCCGCAAGTCCATGCTCGTCCAATTGCTCCATAAGCTCCTGATGTAGTAATTGCCAAATCGCTTACATTACTTTCACCTGCCGCTCCTACTTGAACTCCTGCCAATACATTAGCTCCACTTGCCATTAAAAGGAATGAACCTCTTGTTGCAAATGATAAAGGTGCTCCACTTGCTGCATCGTGTAGTGCTACACCAACAAAATTTGGTGATACGGTACCATCTGTTAAATCAACAATGTGATATAATTCAATATCACTTGATGCAAAACTTGCTGCCCCGCTTGTAACAACACCTGCTGCTCCTGACGCTCCTAATAACTGACCTCCACTAATAACTTCTTTAGCATATCCTGTTATAATCCTAGGTGTACCCCCATCTGTAAGATTTTGGTATCCTAGTGGATTAACTGCCATTTTTCTTATAACCTCCTTTCAGAAATTGTAAATTTATCTGCATAGTCTATTGAATTTGCCAGTATCGTTTGAATAGTCTCTGTATATCTGAAAACCTTTTCCTATCTCAGCTCTTTCCAAAATAAGACCTTCCTCAACAACTTCGGCTTCGTCTTCATCATTTCCAACTTCACCTTGTGTATCGTCTTCTACTGGTGTTTTTGGAATCTCATCTTCCTCTACCTCTGCAGATGGAGCTGGAGTTTCTTCTTGTTCAGTAACTTTCTTTGCTAATGCGCCTACTGCTGCTGTTAAAGCCGCAATTCTTTTGTCTGTCTCTGTCATATCTATCTTAACAGTCTCAACATTAATAGCTTTAGCTTTTTCTTCTGTAGGTGCTACAACTTCCTCTTCCTGTGGCATTTCCTTTTCCGCTTCTTCCATATTATCCTCCTTTTCAATATTTAGTTCAGTATCACTTTCATCACTTGTTAAATCTACTTCTTCCCCATTCATTTGCATCTCTTTTAAATTAAAGGACTCACTTAATGCATTCGCCAAATTTGCTCCTGGGTCTCCAGGAATTGCTACCAAGCTAATCTCCATTCCTTCCAAACCAATTGCAGTTATAGTACCATCTTTTTTATTCTCAACTAAATCTTTAACACCTGCTCCAATACTAACATCAGTAATTCGACCATCATTAATCATTTCTTTTATTTTGGAGTCCATAATTCTTGCTTCAAATTCTATAGATTTTTTAAATGAATCAAATTGAACATTCTCAGTAGTCCTTCCCACAATATCTTTTATTGCACCTGAGTGGTCTGTCATAATAGGCTTATTTCTAAAAGAAGGAGCTGCAGATTCTAATTCAGATGCAATATAAGTAATTCCATTTCGGGTTGTGGTTTCATTAATAGCCGTACCTCTAATAATAAAATCATTTCCAGACATAACTGCTTCGCTAATAGGAGTATAAAACTCAATTAATTTCCAATTCTTTTTTGGAGTTGCAGATTTTTTAGTAATTATGTTTACCATTTTTTAAATTCTATAAATATATTAATATTAAATCTTATATAAACACATAGAATTAACTTATATAAGAGGAAATATTCAAAAAATGCCATTAACAGTGCTCATGGAACACAACATTCCAATCTAAACTCAATGTTCTTGCTGCAATATTATCAGTTTTTATCAAATATGAAGACCCATTACATAAAATTGCTTGACCGCCATGTACTCCAGTACCCACTGGTGCCGATACAAATTTAATAGATGTTCCTGAGCCACCCAAATAAATAGCAGTCTGAAGTACTGTTCCACTTGTCCCAATTGTTGGATTAGTCCATATAGAACAATTTGAAATATTTGTAAAACATCTATTCTCATTAAAAATAGAATTTTGTACTCCACTATTAGTAACTGCAACATTTTCCATTATTGTCATTATTGCATCACCATCTGTTCTTGAATCATAGTTCATGTGAACATCACAACTACCACAATTAAATAATAAACATGTGCTTCCAGCATCTGCCATCTTATAATATACAGAACCACACAAATATTCTTGTCCCATAATCTGTCTATCATGGTCTTTTGAGAATACAACTAATCCACTGCCTCTAGTTTTTACTCCTTGTAGAGTAAGATTATTTTCAACAACTACACTACCAGGATATGTTATAGGATAGTTGCTAATAGCAATATTTCCACTTGTTACATAAGTATCTCCAACATTAATAACACCACTGACCGCCCAAGGATTAGTTCCTTGATATACATAACTTCCTGCATATAAATTATCAACTGATATTATTCCAGAAGTAACATAAGTATTGCCAGATGCTTGATACATCGTTCCACTTTGAATATAAATAGAATCGACATGAGCACTAACACTTCCAATCACAATGCTTCCAGAAATATTAGCATTAACAGTACCAGAAATAGGCACGGCTCCTTCAGAAGTAATATCCATCTGATACCGATAATCATCTGCATCAACTGAGCTTCCCAAAATAGTCGTTTGACCATTCATATTAACAGTACCTCAGTTTAAATGACACTTCAGCATTAAGTTGACCTTTAATTTCAACCCTTAAACTATCATTAAGTATCCATTTTGTAGGAGCATCTCTAAAATTAACTCCTTCACAATCAACAACTCCTAATCTGACAGGAATATAATTTTGTCCTTGAATACTATTAATTGCAAACACTAAAATGTCTGTATCTCCTAAAAATATGTTTACTGCAATTTGTTTATCTGATAAAATAAGAATTCCTTCTAATTCACCGTTTATTTTTTAGGTAACATAGGTTGCTTTACCAGAACTAACAGTATTCATACTAAATGATACATCTTTTATTCTTTCCTCTTGCTCATCAGGAGTTTCAGTAACCTTTACTTCAATACTTTCTTCAATTTCTTCTTTTTCGATTTTTTATTCTCCTTCTCTTTAATATCAGTAGAAATTATTATTTCTTTGATGCCATGCTCAACAATTGGACCTACAACTTTGTCAGGGATAACTCTTTGGACTTTACCACCTACTATATCCCAATGCTCATTTTTTCTATTATTCATTATGTCTAGTTTTTTCATTTAATTACCTCCCTTTAAATTTATAAATTCATGATGTTGCCTCTGTCTTGTTGTAGATGCTCGATTTCCTCTTTTAGTAACTGGTTCATCATCTTCTCCTTCAATATCAGCTCTAGTTCCAAACAATTCATTTTCAGTTCCTTGAGTTAAGGCATTATTACCTTTTCCACTTCCAGAATAATCTGACCACCCACCAATCACAACCACATCTTCATTATCTAATGTATCATTACCAGAATTACATTCATGAACAAAATCTTCACAATGTGGGTCTACAATATATCGTTGTTGACATCTTGGACAAATCTTAACGACCATTTTTTAACACTTCCTGAAGTTTATTAAATTGTTCTTCCTTAATTTTTCTATCATATCTAGTTAAACACCCACCACAAATCCATTCATTCCCAAATAATACTAATGCGGGATTAATACATCCTTCAATTGCGCAAATTGGTCTGTCTGCCATTTTATTTTAATTCAGAAACAGGAACAACCATACATCTACACATAGGGTGTACAGGTATTGCCGGATGGTCATCAATCTCATAAACATTTCCATCTAAACTGGCACATATAGGGCATGTCCTAGTCCCAGCAGATGCAACCCATCGGATTTTCTTAACTCCTCCTTCTTTAAAATGATTAATAGCTCCAGCATTAGCCGTTCTTGTAACCTCTGTCCTTACTAATAATGCCCCTCTTGTTTCTTTACTTCTAACCAAAACTGATTCACCATCCTTTTTAACAATTTGACCATCCTCCATCTTTAACAAATCTTTTAAGCCAACTTTAGAATCTACTTTACTTATCATATCATTAATGCTATCACCTTTCTTAAATCCATTCTTTAAAATCCCTTTAAATGTGGTTACTTGTGATTCAGTCAATTTACCTGCAGTAGCTTCCAATACAGTTGACGCTTTAATCAATTCAAATGTATCTTCATCAATAAAAGACTCAATACTTTTTACATATTCTTTATAATTAAATCCTAGCCATTCGTGAATCTGTTTATATTTATTTGTATCCTCTATAACAGTAAGACTTTCTCTTGTTGGTCGTTTAGCTGGAGCAGGTTTAGCATTTTGTCCAGGAATTAATGGTTGCGGCCTTTCTTGTTCCCTTTTTCTTTCTTCTTCTTTCTGCTTATCTTCTTCCCCGCTCAATTTTATATATTCATCCTCATCTAATTCAAGTGTTTTAACCAAATCTACCTCTAACAACTTAACTAAACTCATTGATATAGTAGGAGTCTTCATAATATTTGCTAATCTATCAATCCTCTCATATCTTTCTGCATTTGACGGTCTTCCCCAATTAAATTCTACATGAGCATCAATTTTGTTATAATCTAAAACTCTTTTGTATATTTTTTGCTCAACAATCTTCTCTATCTCTGCTTGGAATGAAGTAATTCGTCTCTCAAAGCCATCCATTTGTACTTTAGCAATCCCTTCATTAACATTTGCTGTTCCCATAAGCACAGATGGTACTTGGAATGTATACATCAGCATTTCTTTATCATATTTCAACACCTCATTAAACTTCTCACCAATATTCCCAAAATCTACAGTTTTAATTTCAGTCAAAGCATCTGTTACCCATTCATGCTTATTAGTCAACCAGCTTAAATCTCCTCCCCATTTTGTAATAGCGGCGGCAGATGGTTTCAAATATCTTCCACCAACAATTCCTCCTAACTTAATGTGGTATGGACTATTTGCTTTTCTATTCATCAACATATGTAAATCTTTTTCATTTTGCAACAAATTATTAATTGTGTTTATAGCAGGATACATAATTCCTAGTCCATAAGGCATATCACCAATCTTATTAAATGAAAGATGTGCTATCTGGTATGGTTCAAATGAAATTATCTTTTCTTTAGCAAACTTATCAAATCCACCTCTATATTGATTAAAACCTTTGACACTTCCTTTCTTATCTCGCTTCACATACATATATTTTGAATCTAAAATCTTTAATCCTTTTGGTGGTTCATCTTTTTTTCCGCCAATCTCTAAAAAACCATTTTTTACAAGAGCCTCTTTAATCCATCCTCTTAATACTGTATCTATTTCAACATCCTGATTAAATGTTTCAATAATTGCTAATGCTTTTTCATCATCACTACTCACCCAATATCCAGGACCCATAATGTAATCAACATACTTATCAACAACACCTGTAGAAAATCCAAAGTTCTTATAAAGCCCTTCTGTTATTGCAAAATCAAATGGATGCTCCTCTCCTAGCTCAACAGGAAACTTAATCTTCTTAGATTCAACCTCTCCTTTAAAATTTGGCTTAGTATTTGTTGTGGTATCCAACTTATTAGTAATAACCTGTGCATCATACTCAAAAATATCTTCACTAATCTTTCTCATTCCAAAAAATTCTTTTATTCCCATTTTATTTTTTTGGTAGCAATCGTTTTACAATATCATCATAAGTTTCTCTACTATAAATCCGACAACCATCCAGGAGTAATTT